CTACCACCATGTTATCCCTACTGTGGTCTGAGGGGAGGTGATATACTCCTTTTATTTTATTTTGTTTCGTGGTCTATTTATTACATTTCCGTGCAATCGTCCAAGTACTGATCTTCAACCCATTGAGCACTGTCAGGGTGGTTGATCCGAGACCAGCCGTTTAGTTTCTCATAAACACGGACTCTTGTGCCCGCTGGAAGGAACTCTTTATCTTGGCTATCGATGCGAGGACCAGCTTCAACGTAGTAGTCAGTGGTAAGAGTGCCTTCATAATAAGGCTTGTCTGACTTCTCTAAGCGTGTATTAACATCTAATTCACGCTCAAATTCGCTTTGAGCTGGGGCTGGAAGAGGTGTTCCGCTCTCACGGAAGACAATTTCACGAGGACGGCCGTTGAGATCCCAGATATAATTATAATCATTTTCAGTCACACCGTCCATGCCATAGTTGCAATGGATAGCTGTGCTATCACTAGTCATAATCAATACGTGGCCAAATGCACCGAGCGAGCTTGAACCGTCACGAGGTGCCCAAATGACAACGTCCCCACGTTGGCCATCAAACGTGCCATCTACAGCGTCAAACACCTTCGCATAGCCAATTGCTGGTAGTGCTTGTTGAAGTGACTCTGTGTTGTTATTTAAGCTGATTTCAAGTGCATAGCTTACCGCTGATGAGCAGTCAAATTCAATGCGTCCATCTCCGTCAGCATCATTTCCGTAACGGTCGCCCATGTCGTAATGTACTGGGATTGATTGTAAGTGATACATACGTGCGATACTTGATTCAATTTTACTCATTGTTAATATCTCCTTCGTTCAATTAATCTTGTTTTGGTTCGTGGTAGCCCAAGGCTTGTTCACTATCTCCAAGACCCTTAGTCGTTGGGTCTGTAACGATACCCAAAATTACCAAGATCACAACGAAAGTATTAACACCCTCTTGGATATTGTGTGGAATCTCAAGTCCGAATTGTTGCAACATCAAGAATACTGCTGAGATAAGAGCTACCAAAGTAGCTTTGTTTTGCAAACGTAGTTTAAAATTAATCATTGTCTTCTTCCTCCTCGGTAAGATTAAATTTATCCTTATCAATATTTTTCTTGACAAATCTGTCAATGAAGGGAATTTCAACCCCTAGAGCCGATAAGCTAGCCAAAATACTAGCCCCGTACGCTGATAGCATGGCGAAAATAAAAGCATCCATAGCACCGCCTAGATTCATGAAAACCATAAACGGATAGGATACCATTACGATAATCAACATAGCCGTGTGGCTAACCAGTCCTTTTCGAAACCTACGGCTCGAAAATTCATGAAAAGCCCATGACCTTGAAACGCCCAATACGATATCAGCAACGATAACAAGCATGAGTAGGAACACCCAGAGGTGTTCGTCTATGCCATGCTCATAGAAATCTTTGACGACTTCAAACACGCCAAAAATGCCGTCTGGTTTGTGCATTCATTACGCTCCTGTAGTAGTATCAGCCAAGATTTCATCCTCCACCTTATAACGCAAGTCACGTAGAGCATGTTCGTCTGTACGCATCTCTTGACGATGTTTAGCATAGAGTTCAGCGTTAATAAGATTCTCTTGTACTGCAGATACCGCATTCTCGTCAATGCTGATGTATGTCTGTTTAACCAGAACTGTAGTTCCTTCTTCTACGACGTTAAATTCTGCATTGATTGTGCGTTGTTTTGTAATTTTTAGTGACATGATATTATTTTCCTTTCTTTTATTCTTCAATTGTTGGGTATTCGTCTTCAGTGATGTAAGTGACTGTCCCTGTGTAGACTGCATCTCCAAAACTTGGGTTTGAAAAATACATACTTCCATCAGGTTCAAGATGCCATACTGCGCATTCTTTGTGTTGGTTGGCTACATTTTTGTTAACAATCAAATGTGTTTGCACGCAGGGTTTGAACCCATTTGGAATTTTTTCATCCAATTCTCTGTGTTCTCCCTCGACGACAGAGTGGATACCTCTGATTAAACTGAAGGTCACTACACTACCTTGTCGTACTATGTTAGCTTTGACACCGTAGCCTATTGGGATTTCTTTTTTTACGGCAGGCTGATTACTTTGCACGAACTCAACCCAACTCCCAACGGTATTTTGTGTTAGAGTTCGCTTGAAGAATCTACCCGAGCTTGTTGTCAGCGATTGGTGAATGCCACCCAGCCCTTCTATTACTTCTAAGAACCCTACTTGTTCTGTAGGTTTAGGCTTGTTGATAGGGTAGTTCTTCATCGTGCTCATCACCGAGAAGAAGCCTGTCGTTCTGTAATTATCGAGGTTTGTGTTGTTATATTCAATAATCGCAGCGCCTCGAACTTCCGTAAGCTTGTGGTGTTGGATTGGCTTTGAACCTGAATAAATCAATCCGTTGGCATCAAGCGCTCCGTTTTCACGGTATTTACCAATCCCCACGCCCTGTTGGTCGTAGGACACGATCAGTTTATCGGTCGGCGCTGTATCTTGAAATTTTGAGTCTGAAAATTTGTCCTCCAGTTTTCCTGTGACTATGAATGAAGTATCTGCAGGATATTCCTTGCCTAGATTTGCGTTAGATGCCTTGAATTCAGAAATACTTGACCATTCACCGCCTGCCTGTCCGTTGTCCGCTACAACATTGCTCGTCCCAACTTTTGTTGTTGTAAATGTCAGCTTCATGGTGTTTTTTTGAACACCGTTGACGCTCAACGGCGCTATTTTAGCGAACCTCTTAATGGTTAGTGTATCTGACTTTGAGCCACTTCTGGTAACTTCAAATTTTAGCGTTGGACTGAAATAGAACAAGAATGTTATTTTGACTTCTTTCCAATCAGACCAAATCCCACGAGAGTCTTGAACTCTCCCCCTCAAGGTCATTTGAGTATCTTTGTTTACAGCGACCTCACGGAATACCCCGCCGTTCAACGAAACAGAATTGCTAGCACCAACAATTTCAGCGTAGTACCCAGCTATTGTAGCTCCATCCTTCGCTTGCGCCCCGTTGAAAACGACCTTCACAAGCGACATTATGGACACGAAATGCGTTGGCTCTGGAATTATCCTTTGAGTCGTTGGATTTGTATCTGTCAAAGTAAATCCAGTGAACGAAGGTTTCATGTTGTTTGTAACAACGCATGCCGTTAGTGTTGCTGACTGCGTCTGGATCAATTTGCCGTCTATGTAGGTATCAACATATATAGTACCTCGGCCAGTTGTTGCATTCGGTATGTCGTTTGCGAAATCCGCTGGGATTGTCCACTTAAACGATGTTCCAACATTGTCAGCAATTTTACCTTGTTTGTTACCCCAGAAATATCGTAGCGTGTGCGTGGCGCCAGCCAATTTCCTATCAATAGTGATATCTACTTGGTTGCCAATGAACCCTTCCGAGACGCTCACCGAACTTCCTCTTGGGATAGTTGTCAGTGTAATGCCTTGGTTACCAATGTCTAGATTTCCTGGGCTGTATCCACCTGAACCGTTGAAATGTGCACGTACACCAAATACCCCACTGCCATCATCAGCATGCCTTACAGTGATTGTGCGGTCAATCAACTGTATTTCTGAGTTTCGGCTAAGCATCACCGGGCTTCCTGAATAATCAATTCGTTGCCCAAAACCATCAACATACCCAGAACATTGATAACTTGCAAACGTCCAACCTTGGTTAAGCAATGCCAATCGAATACGGACATCACTTGTGTTGTTTTGGATATTCTGACCAACTTGGTCAATCCACAGTCTAATGCGATATCCACGGTCATTATTTGACCAAAATTCTACCATGGTTAACTACCTCCCACATATCTAATCACGTTCCTGTCAGGATTGATGAAATCCTGTTCCTCTCGATAGCGACCAATCTGAATAGTTTTAGAGAAAATACCATTTTCAATGTGAATCACACCTTGCGAAATATACATTACTTCATTACCAGCTGAGAACATCGAAATCCGACCGCTTGGGCTGAATAGCATAGAACTAGAGTTGTCTGTTTTACCGATAACAAGCCCTTCGTTTGAAGATGCCATGTAACTGTCAATGAAGTTCCAACGCTCTGACATATCATTCAAGTTATTCTCAAGTTTTGCAACACGGGCACTGGCATCCGCAAGATTCTTTTCAGCTTGTGCTCGGTTGGCGTTATTTGCATTCACGAAATCTTGGTAGGCTTTCACCCATTGGTTGAGCGTATCGAGGGAGGCTTTAGCCTCAAGCTCGGCTTGTACCACTGAATTAACTTCGTTGAGCTTATTGAGCTGTGCTTGTGTCAAAACTTGGTCGGCTTTGGAATCGATGTCATCCTGTACATCTTCAATCGCAGGGGTCCAGTCCGTTTTGACTGTTCCTTTTTCGATTTTTACTTCCCAAACAGATTTGCTAGCCGTTTTGTGATATGTATTGACCCGTAGATGATAATTTCCTGTCGGTTTATTCCAAGTAACTAGCGTTCCTGTAGTTCCAGTCTTCAAATCGGATACAATCTGATAATTTTGGTATTTATCATCAATCAACCAAAGTGTCACATTATCGCTTTCGATATTTGGGTTGTGCAAAGCAGTAAAATTACCGTCTGATTTTGCGCTAATA